TGTCCTACCGCGAAGAGGTACTAAATGGCTTTAGCTCACAGCAAACCATTCGCGTCAGGTTGGCTGATGGTTACGGCGGCGCTGAAACCGATCCAGAGGAAGCCTTTGACCTTACGGAGTTCTGCACTAACCCCGCACAGGCGCTGATTTTTGCCAAGCACGCACTGCTGCTACGCAAGGAAATCGACCACAGCATCACGTTTGAAACCGTGCCCGGCGCCGCTGCTGCACTGACCCCTGGCGCTTACATCAAGCTGATCAGCGAGGCAACCCATACCAGCCGCTTCAACAACGGCAGTATCGACGGCGAAGGCAACATCACCTCCACCACGGATATTGGCGATGGCACGCACCGGATCCTGTACTGGATGCCCGGTCAAACCGAAGTCAAAGAGTCGGACCTTCAAGTGGCCGGCAAAAAGACGGGCAATGCAGCCCTGTTCAATGTGGTCTTCACCGTGATCACAACTTCAGTCGAAAAGCGTGTCTACAAAATTGAGACCATCACGCTGACAGAGGAGGGCTTTGTGCAAGTCACCGCTACGCACCAACCGATAGCTGACAACGGTGGTCTAGCTACAATCCAGTTTGACCCCACGCGCTTCGTGGTTGAGGACTAATGACAGCCGTTTCTTTCCCGGCATTGGTCCCCACCCAACGGACGTATGATCCCGGCAGTTTTCCGGAAACACGTTTTGAAGCCCAGAACGGCTCCGTGGTACGGATGCGTTACGGCAATCAACGCACGTCTAGCAAGCTGTCGTTGACCTTTGAAAATATCAGTGATTACAACGCCTCCTTAATTCTTGCCAACTATCAGCAAGTGATGCAGGCAGACAACTGGGCAATCTTTACTGCCGCCAATGTTGCGGCTGGTGCAGCGTCTGAACTGGTGCCTTGGATCACAGAAACCAACAGTGCGTTGCGCTGGAAATACGACAGGCCGCCCAGTGTGAGCAGCGTTAAAGTAGGACTAAGCACGGTGAACTGCGAGTTCGTTGGTGAGCTGAATGGCTAAGTATTACAGCGGACAAGACGGCGCCTTGTATTTGCAAGATGCGCAGGTCGCCAAGGTCAAGTCTTGGAGCTTGTCAGCAGCCACCGACGCCTTAGAAACCACCACGCTGGCAGAAGGCGCTCGCACCTACACCACAGGACTGAAGTCCGCCACTGGTAGCTGCACCGTCATCTATTACGATGACGCACCCGTTGACCTACTGAATCAGCTCAATCAAACCAGCCCCGGCAACCTGCCGACGTGCAAGTTAAAGCTGGCGTTCGATACGAAATACTTTGAATTTAATGCTGTGCTAACTAGCGCCAATCTGGCCTGCACCGTTGGCGAGATTATGCAGGTCGATATTGCGTTTCAGATGAGCGGCGATTTCCTTGCGAGGTCGCTATGACCGTTTTCCTTGGTGTTGCTGGTTATGTGGAGCTGCAGCGCAGTCTGACTGGCGACGTGTTCACCAGTGTCGTCAATCCAAGCGACGTAAACGCATCTAAGGATCGCTTCAGTTTCGATTTCCCAAATGGGATGTTGCTAACTGGTGATCGCATCGAAATTAAGGCTACTGACGGCGGGCTACTGACATTTATCGCCTCATCCGGCTGGCCTAGTGGAGCACAGCAAAAAGACGGCAACTGGTACATCAATGTTGACGACCTTGGCGGCATCAAGTTGTACGACACTTTCTACAACGCGCTAAACGGTGAGGCAGTTGGCAGAGTCAACTTGGTGGCGCCAGATCGCAATATCCCAGTTGAAGTCCGCAACGTAGACGGCAACAGCAAAATCCTGGGCCGAGTCACCAATTATGAATTTAATAACACGAGGGAGGCAGTAGATGTAACAGAGCTAAGTGATGAGTTTCGCCGGCAACACAGCAGCCTGATTAGTGGCAGTGGCACTATTTCCTGTCTGTTCAACTATCGCGCTCAGCGCAATGAACGTGATGGCCAGACTGGTGAGCTAGCCAGCTACATGCACCAGTTGATCTTGCGTCAAAAGCTTGGTGCGCAGTTTGCCGCCAAATTGTTTGTTGTTGGTAGAGGCTGGGCGGATGGCGACGGCGTAGACGACCGCGTGTGGTTTGAATTTGACGGACTGATCACTAACGCCGGCATCACACTCAGTCCAGATCAGGTTGTCGCCTCGCAATTTGATTTCGTCACTACTGGGGCAATTTCACTGAAGGCCGCAACTGCTGCCTACGGCTACTTGCTACAGCAGAACAGCGATTACATCCTTTTGGAGCAAGACGCCACAGCTAAGCTGGAGCTTGAATACGACTAACGCGAGCTGGTGCAATGGCGGACTTGCGGATTACTGACCTAACGGCACTGCCTGAAGGTGACGTAGCAGCTACCGATGTCCTGCCCATTGCCGATGTAAGCGCCAGCGAAACCAAAAAGGTAACTGCCAAGGATCTGTTTGAGGCTGGTGCTGCACTCGCTGATAACGGCAGCATCCCGTCCGCCAAGCTGTCTGCGATCACACCGGCCAACCTCGGCAACAGCAGCGCTGCCGCTCAGTTCATTGCTGGTCCTACCGCGACAACTGGTGCTTTTGCTGCCCGCACGATTGCTGCAGGTGATCTACCGCTAGCCACTACTGCCGCTGCTGGTGCCGTTGTTGTTGGCACAGGGCTTGGCGTTAGCAGTGGCACCGTTTCGGCTGCAGTTGCCACATCAGCAACTCGTGGTGCAGTCAGCGTTCCATCTGCATCGGGTTTGTCTGTTGATGGCAGCGGCGTCTTAAGCCACCAGTCCAGCGTTACAGCCCAAACCAAAAACGGTTTCACCATTAACGCCACCGGCCATATCACCACCGTTGGCTCGATTGCCTCAACCGATCTGCCCATTGCCACCACCTCAGACGTGGGCGGTGTGTTTATCGGCGCTGGTCTTGCCGTTACTCCAGGCGGCCAACTGAACCACGCCAGCACGATCACCGCTGGCACCATCTCTGGCATCACCTACAACGCCACCGGCCACATCACTGCCGTTACTGCGCTGGTCGGAACAGACCTGCCGGTAGCCACCACATCAGCCCGTGGCGCTGTCAGCATCCCGGCCGGAGCACTAAGCGTCGATGGCTCTGGCGCCGTCACCCATAACACCTCTGGCGTCACCGCTGGCCAGTACACCAAACTCACCGTTGATAGTCGCGGTCACGTCACTGCCGGAACCACGCTCGCAGCTTTAGACATTCCCGAGATTTCTGCCGCCAAACTCACCAGCGGCACCCTCGGCGTTTCACTGTTTGGCACCAACAGCATCACCGGCATCAAGCTGGCGAACAGTTCCACCGTGCAGTTTGGTGGTGCCGGATCGACTGCTGGTGTTGTTACTTTCCCAACCGCTGAATTTAAGGGGCAATACTTCTGGGATGAGCTGAACGGCGACCTGTATCTGTGGTCTGGTTCGGCATGGTTGCCGGTCACAATTACAGGTGGGGAACTTGTTTACGGCGGAACATATAACGCCTCCACAAACCTAGTTGCTTCGGTTACATCGGCTGGTTCTGCCGCTGGTCTGGTCAGTGGTTCGCCGCTTCCCGCCGCATCCAGCACGAATAATCGGTACTACGTCGTTGTTTCTGTATCTGGTACGGGTTCGGGCAACGCACCGGCTACAGCATTAGCGCCACCGGACATGGTTCTGTCCAACGGTGCGACCTGGGATCACATTGATGTGAGCGGTGCCGTAGCTGGACAAGCGGCATCCAATATCAGTTTCACGCCATACGGCGGAATCAGTGCCATCAATGTTCAGACCGCACTGCAGGAGGTGGACGACGAAAAACTGAATAAAGCTGGTGGGACTGTTACCGGCAACCTTGAAATTGGCGCCACGGGTTCGCTGACCTTTGAAGGCAGCACCGCCGATGCCTACGAAACCACGCTGGCGGTTGTCGACCCCACAGCAGACCGGACCATTACATTCCCGGATGCAACTGGCACGCTCGTAACCACTGGCGATACGGGCAGTGTCACCAGCACGATGATTGCCAATGGCACCATTGTTGACGCGGACATTAACGCAGCAGCAGCGATTGCCGGCAGCAAGCTCCAAGCGGCGACCACCAGCAACGCCGGCGCTGTTCAACTCACCGATTCCACCAGCAGCACTAGCACCACCACCGCTGCCACACCGAACAGCGTCAAGTCGGCGTATGACCTAGCCGATGCTGCCATGCCCAAAACGGGTGGCGCATTTACAGGCAACGTCACGCTGAACGCTCAAAACGACCTGCGGTTTGCCGATAGCGATAGCAGCAACTGGGTTGCCTTCCAAGCGCCCGCAACGGTTGCAGCCAACGTCACCTGGACACTGCCTGCGACTGACGGCACTGCATCGCAGGTGCTTAGCACCAACGGCTCTGGAACGCTGAGCTGGTCTACTGCAGCCACAGGCGATGTGACGCTAACTGGCACGCAGACGCTCACCAACAAAACGCTGACCGACCCGGCAATTATCGGCACGATCCTTGAGGACGTTTTCACGATCACCGATGGTGCAGCGTTTGAGATTGACCCCGGCAACGGCAGCGTTCAGCTCATCACCCTTGGCGCATCTCGCACACCGAAGGCGACCAACTTTGCTGCTGGTGAGGCTGTCACGTTGATGGTGGATGATGGAACGGCTTATACACTGACGTGGACTGATAGTACGTTTGGTGGATCTGGCGTGGTGTGGAAGACTAATGCAGGTGCAGCGCCTACATTGAACACCACCGGCTATACGGTGATTACGTTATGGAAAGTCGGCACGCAGGTGTACGGCGCTCGTGTAGGTGACGCCTGATGTTGAATCAAAAAGCACTAGCGGCCAGCGTCAGCGCCGGACCTAAAACTTACGTTGAGGACGTTTTCAGCACCTGGCTCTACACCGGCAACGGCAGCACGCAGACGATCACGAACGGGATTGATCTGAGCGGTAAGGGGGGATTGGTTTGGACGAAGAACAGAAGCGCTACTGCCAACCATTTCCTGATTGATAGCGCAAGAAATAATGACTCCTACCTGATTTCAAACAGTACGGGCGGGGAAGCCTCAGCTGGATCCACGTTTAACGTTGTATTTAACTCTAATGGCTTTACGGATGGCTTGTCTAACCGTTTTTTCTCTGGTGACAATATCGCCTCCTGGACCTTCCGCAAGGCGGCGAAGTTCTTTGATGTGGTGACTTATACGGGGAATGGAGTAGCTGGGCGCACGATCCCACACAACCTCGGCAGCGTGCCGGGGTGCATCATTGTCAAACGCACCAACACCGGAAGTGCGTGGCCTGTTTACCATCGCGGTGAAACTAGAACAGCTGGAAGCCCGGCACGCACATATTTGCTGGAGTTAGATACAACCGCAGCTGGTGCTTATCCTGGTTCTAGTGATTGGATTGGAAGCCCAGCCAGTAGCACGTTTGAAGTGGGTGATGGGCCAAACGTTAATTCGTCAGGCAGCACCTACGTCGCCTACCTGTTCGCGCACGACGCCGGCGGGTTTGGGGATGCGGGAACTGACAGTGTGATTAAGTGTGGGAGCGTCAGCGATCCAGGCACAGGCGTAACCGTTGATCTTGGTTGGGAGCCGCAATGGGTATTGCTCAAGCGGACAAGCAGCACGGGAGGCAACTGGCGCGTTATCGACAACATGCGTGGTTGGCCGATGTATGCAGAAGCCTCAAGGCAACTGTTTCCAAATACATCAGGGGCTGAAGATGCATCAGAGGCTTGGGGGAATCCAACTGCAACTGGTTTCTTCCTAAATGCATCAGCTACTGGTAGCTACATCTACATCGCCATCCGTCGCGGGCCGATGAAGACGCCCACCGTGGGGACGAGTGTGTTTAGTGCTTTGCTTAGGAC